CGACCTTAGCGAGGCCACTAAACAATTATTTAATGATCCAAATGAAAAAGGCAGCACCGTAAGGGGCAGGTCTCTTAGAAAATATTGGGTTGATCAGGGCCTTAGCTATAGAACTAAAGTTAAAAAAAGGGTTGTTAAACATTTTTTAAGTGATCGAGAAAAAGCTTTTGTGCATCAGCATTATTGTCCTGAGATGACTAAACAAGAAGTCGCTCAATTAATATGGCCAGACGAAGCTGCAATTTATGGATTTCAAGAATCTGAAAAGTTTATAGCTTTATGTGAATATATAAAAGAAAAATTTCCAAAAGCAGTTAGTATGCGTGATGACGCTGTAGGTGAAAAATATGTACCACCTACAATTATTTCAACAGCTGTTAAAAGATTAAATAAAGTAGCTAGTAAAACATTTGATCCAGACAAGTTAAATGTTCAAGACAAAAAATGTATTGAAAAATTAATTACTTATTTAAGTGCTCCGAGATTTATTCAAGTTATCAGCGCTTATCTAACAAAACAAAGCAGGGATTTATTTGAGTCTGAATATATACGAAGCACATGGGATAAACCAGATCTTACTTCAGATGAACTTAATCTATATGTCAACGTATGTATGGATTATGTAAACTTAAAAGAAATCGAGCTACAAAAACAAAAACTTAATTTAATGTTTGATGAAGCTGAAGGTCAGAATGATTTGACTATGCGGCTCACAGAAATGTTAAAAACAAAATCTGAAGAATATAATCAATGTATTAATCGTATAGATAAAATGCTTGCTAAGTTGAACGGTGAGCGATCTAAAAGAATTCAAAATCAACATCAACGAAATGCTTCTATTATTTCTTTAGTGCAATTATTTCAAGATGAAGAAGAACGTAAATTGATGATTAAGATGGCAGACATGCAGAAACAATCAGTACGAGCCGAAGCTGATGAAATAGAAAAAATGTCTGATTGGAAGGCTCGTGTTTTAGGTATTACAAAAGAAGATGCAATCTAATCAAACATGCGCAGAATGTAAAAAAGAATTTCAAACTAGAGCTTCATTACATAAACACATTAAGCAACATAGTTTGGATTTAGCCTCTTATTATACAAAGTATTTTCCACGTTACAATAAGCTAACTGGTGATCCGTTGCCGTTTAAAAGATTTGATGAGTATTTTGAAAGAGATTTTTCTACAAAACAACAACTCACTAAATGGTGTGCGCAGACAGACAAAGAAGAAGTTAAGAATTATATCATTAAGTTGCTTAAAAATAGACAATCTAAAAAACAAAGATCTTATGCTCCTTTTCATTTAGAAACTAAGAATTCGTTTTTACCTTCTATTGATATTTATAAAGATATATTTGGCAGTTATAACGCCGCCTGTCAGGCTATTGATTGCGAACCTTTATACAATAAAAATTTACCTAAAGATTTTTTTGCAACTAAAATTCCAGATGATTTTGTTATCGCTATTGACACAAGAGAACAAAAACCTCTTACGTTTAAACAGTGCCCTACTGAAATTTTAAAACTAGATATAGGTGATTACACGGCTCTCGGTAACTACTATAAATATACTTTTGTAGATAGAAAATCTGGTACTGATTTACAAACAACTTTAGGTAAAAATAATATAGATAGATTTAAAAGAGAAGTGGCGCGAGCTCAAGAAATGGATTCTTACTTGTTTGTAGTTATTGAATCTACGGTTGAAAAACTTATAAAAGAGAATAAGCATTTTAATCGTAAAACAAATATAGATTATATACTAAGGCAATTAAAAGATGTCGCCCATGAGTATCCAAGATCTTGTCAATTTGTTTTTACTGGTGATCGTAAAAATTCGTCAGCGCTTATACCGCTATTGTTATATCATGGACCTGATATTTGGCAAACAGATATGCAATATTTTATAGATCAAAAAATATGAGTTGGGAAGCAGGACATCAACAAAGAAATGCCAAAAGGTGCAGAAGCAACGAAGAGCTTTCGCAATTAACAGGCTTTCTCGAAGAAAAAGATGCTAAGATAGCATTGTATGAATTTTTGCGTAATAATATGACATTCGCTGCAGATCTTATGTTGGGTGTCAAATTATTTCCATTTCAGCATATGGCTGTCAAGTCAATGTTTGAAACAGATTATTTTCTTGGGGTGTGGAGCCGTGGTATGTCTAAATCATTTACCACAGGTATTTATGCCGCGCTAGATGCTGTGTTAAATCAAGGAGTAGAAATTGGAATTATTTCTAAATCTTTTCGACAAGCTAAAATGATCTTTAAAAAAATTGAAGATATTGCCGCTAAACCTGAAGCAGGATTTTTCAGACAGTGTATTACTAAAACTTCTAAAAGTAATGACGAATGGTTGATGGAAATTGGTCAGAGTCGTATTAGGGCATTACCTTTGGGTGACGGTGAGAAACTTCGTGGATTTCGTTTCCATAGAATTATTATTGACGAATTCTTATTGATGCCAGAAAGAATTTACAATGAGGTTATTGTACCGTTCTTGTCAGTTGTAGAAAACCCTACTCAACGTGATGAGCTATACAAATTAGAAACAATGTTGATTGAAGAAGGTAAAATGCAAGAATCTGAAAGATATGTTTGGCCTAATAATAAATTAATTGCTCTTTCATCCGCATCTTATAAATTTGAATACTTATATAAATTATATAGTCAGTTTGAACATTTGATAACCTTAGAAGAACAAAAAGACAAAGCTTCTCGATGTATTATGCAATTTAGTTATGATTGCGCGCCAAAGCAATTATATGATGAGAACTTAATTAATCAAGCAAGAGCTACAATGAGTCAATCTCAGTTTGATCGAGAGTTTGGAGCAATATTTACTGATGATAGCTCGGGTTATTTTAAAACTAGTAAAATGGCTTTATGTACAATTCCTGATGGAGATTTACCATGTGTTGAAGTTAAAGGCGATCCTGATTCAGAATATATATTGGCATTTGACCCGTCGTGGTCACAAACAGAAAGTTCAGATGATTTTGCAATACAAATATTAAAATTACATCCTGATACTCAAAAAGCTACATTAGTTCACAGTTACGCTTTATCAGGAACCTCTCTTAAACATCATATTGAATACTTTTTATTTTGTTTAGATAATTTTAACATAGTTGCTGTCTCTGGTGACTATAATGGTGGCGTTCAATTTTTACAAGCTTGTAATGAGAGCGATACTTTTAAACAAAGAAATATCAAATTACAAACTATAGAAGTTCCTTTTGATAAACCAGAAGAATATCAAAACGATCTACATAACTATAAATCTCAATATAATAAAACTGATTATAAATATGTATTCTTGCGTAAGCCTACCTCTGGTTGGATTCGTCAAGCAAATGAATTATTGCAAGCAAATTTAGATCACCAAAGAATTTATTTTGCAAGTAGAGCTATTGATGAAAATTACACGAAGCAAAAAGGAAAAAGTATTAATATTGAAAAAATTAAATTTTTAAGAAATGCAGAAGAGGCTAAACAAAGTGCTGCCGCTAAAATGATTGATTTCATCGAGCACCAATCTGATATGATTAATTTAACAAAGAATGAGTGCGCTTTAATTCAAATAACTACAACCTCTCAAGGAACACAAACATTCGATCTTCCTCCAAATCTAAGGCGTCAAACAGGTCCAGATAAAGCAAGAAAAGATAGTTACTCTGCTTTGGTGTTAGCCAACTGGATGACTAAAATATATTTTGATGCTCAACATCATAAAGTTGAAGATATAATAGAAACTTTTGAACCAACGTTTATAATGTAATAAAAGTAACTTTAAAAGTCACTTTATAAACTTTGCGTGTAAATTATTTTACCATGTCCGACAAAAGAAAGTATACAAAAAGATCAGATTACTGGAATAAATTCAAGCAGGGCGAACAACCCCTTGAAAATATGCTGTATTCAAGTCAAGCAAAATCAGAATATGAGCCGCAATTAATAGGCGAGTCTTTTTATAATTACGAAAGCAAAGCATATTCTAGAGCTGGCAGTGGATCCGAAACAAC